AAGTCGGGACCGGACGGGCGATCATCGCAGCCCATAGCGCCCCAATACTTGAAACGATAGATGGCGATGGCGACTGACTTAGGCATGTTCCTGACGTCGTACGGGGAAGCGTCGTGCTTCCAGTACAGTCGAGCGTCAGCAATCGTGATGCCCCAGTTGGTCGCGTGACCTGGATCATTCTTGTTGTTGGTCCAGCCACCTTCGTAGGTGAGCGTCTTGCTGATCGAGGCTTCGCGGTTCAATGCGGTCATTAGATGTACAAGCCTCCGTTGCTTGTAGTGCCAGCGGTGCTGCCCGGAAGGTACGTGGCACCTGCTCCGTTGACGAAGATGGTGGCGTTACCGTTGGACTGATAACGAGGTCCGGTTGACGCACCTGAGAACGTGTTTGACGGAATGCGTACAGCGGAGCCGTTCTCCGCGTAGATGAACCCGCCCGCCCACGCAGGGCTACCTGTGAGCGTACATGTGCCGAAGGCTTCGGCCATGAGCATCGAGTTGGTCGAAACGTAGAAAGCGAACGTGCAGCTTGCGGCAATGGTGAAGTTGCCTTGGATGTTCAACGACGACGACTGCGAGATGGCAGCGTGATAGACGTTGGCTCCAAACGTAATGCCCGAAGTCATGACAAGATGTGCACGACCGGCCACACTTATACCTACGTTGCTGGCACCTGCAGCAACCTGCATGTTAGCGATGGTTCCTGTGACGCCATAACCTACGCAGGAGATACCGGATGTGATGATGGTGGTCGAACCTGCGCCGTTCACAATGATGCTTGCTGGGCTAGCAAGACCGACCATCGCAGCGAAGGACCATCCTGCGAACGATCCTGCTCCGACACTGACGGTCGCAACTTGACCTCCAAGGTCATACTTGGAAGCGAGGACGTTGATGGCTTTCTGAACGGTCAGGAAGGGTGTTCCTGAAGTTAGTCCGTTGTTGCTGTCACTACCGGAGGCGCTGACGAAGAGAGTGATAGCGCCTGCAAGTACGATGCGTCCAACAGTGAAGCTGGACAGAGCCGTTGAGATGAAGGCAGTGGTGGCAATCCGCGTGCTGTTGTCACCAGCCGTGGGCGTCGGTGCCGCAGGGGCACCAGTGAACACCGGAGAGGCTGAAGGGGCCTTGAGGCCGATCTGGGTCGACACCGTGGTGGCGAAGTTCGGGTCATTGCCGAGCGCAGTCGCCAACTCATTCAGCGTGTCCAGCGTGGCTGGCGCTGAGTTGACCACACTAGCAACCTTGGTGTCCACGTAGCTCACCGAGGCGAGCGTGGTGTCCTTGGGATGCACGTGGTCCTCATGGGCCCACTTGGTGCTCGTGCCAACAGCCGCTGTGCCAGCAATGAGGGGCGTAGCCGTGCCCGCAGCACCTTGAACCGCCGTAGCAGCATTTGTTTCGGACGTGTGCGCGTTGGACGCGGAAGAGGCAGCAGCGTTGGCATTGGCAGTCGTAGTATCCGCAAGCTGCTGCAGGAGAGCCACGACCGCGCTCTCTTGCGACAGGTAGTCGTAGAGATTGCCATCAGGATAGAAGGAGGTCGGAGCAGTACTGGGGCCAGCCTGCGAGGAGGACGGGTGGTCGTTCGTGACCACCTCTGCCTCGTCATAGACCGTGCCATCAGTGTAGAAACTGGTTGGCGTCGGGTTTACCATTCATCGCCTCGGTCAAAGTAAAGCGCAGGGCGCACTGCGGCATCTGCGGTCAACTCGTCGCTGTCCGCTTGGTCCTGCAGGGTCGCCATGATGCGCTGGAAGTCTTGCTCGAACCCGGCCTTGCGCTCGTCATTGAGATACGAGGAGGCGGCCACGAGGGCGGCGTAGACCACAGCGTCCCATGCGACCTTGGACATCGTGTTGCTGTCCGTTTCAGCCACAAGCGCGGGGAATTCGCAGTAATAGGTGATGAGGACTTTGTCGCCCACGACGGGCCGAGGTCCAAGAAACCAAGCGGCACCTTGGCGCGCGTAGATCGACGGAGGACCGACGTCCTGTGACGCGCCCATGACGCGGTTCATATCGACGCGCTGGAGTTCGTATTCGAGGACACCATCCCCATCTCGGTCAACCTGGATCGAGATAAGCTGCAGGAGGTCACTCGGGATGCCGAGCTTCGTGTAGCTGTCGGGGATGGTGTACAGAATTTGCTTCTCCATGAACGGGACACGGAGTTCACGCTGGATGCGCTGGATGCCTTGGTTCACGAAGGTCGAGACCAATGCTGCGTTGTTGTTGACGATGCCGTTGTTCAACAGCGCCTTGAATTGGGCCTTCAGTTCACCGAGGGTCACAGGGTTTCCTTAGATGCGTTTGTTGGTCGTGATGAATTTGTCGAGCGCGTAACGGCGCAGCATCGAGAGGGTCTCTCGTGCGGGCGCGGTCATAACGTCGAAGCCATATTTGCGGAGGAGGTCATCAACGACCTCGACAGGGATAGAGGCCACCCTGTGCATCTCGCCCGCAGGGGTGGCGATGCTATCAAGGCGCTCATGCTGCAGACTGGTCAGGAATTCGTCGGGGATTTCCTGCGTCCGCTTAATGATCAGTTCATTGGTGGAGCGGTCTTCGTCGAAGGCGACAAGCGTGTCGAGTAGGACGGGTTCTTCGTAGAAAGTTTCTTTGGACATATTCTCAAAAGCAAAAATAGGGACACGGAATTACCCGTGCCCCCATTTGTTGGACCTTAGAAGCCAGCGGTCTTCTGGACGATCAGCGCAGAGCCGAGGCTGTTCTTGTGCTTGAGCGAGAACTCGCCCAGCAGCATGGCCTTGGTGCTGTCACCGGTCTTCGCGAGGTTCTTGCGCTCCCACGGACGAAGGGTCGGCTTCGACCACATGTCGGGTTCGTAAACCAGCGTGTTCTCGGTGCGGAGCCAACGGTTGATCTCGACCTTCTGCTCACCGAACGGCGAGACATACAGGTTGACCACGTTGACCAGCTTCTTCGCGTCGGAGCCCGAGAGGGTCCGGTAGCGACCAGCAGCCGCAGCGAAGCCCGCCAGCGTCACCGAGTTCGTCGGGGTGACCATGATGCGGGACGGCTCAGCGCCACTCTCGTACGCCTTCTGCAGCGCGGTGACGAGGAACTGCTCGGTCAGCGGATCATCGTTCGCAGCGGTGCGGACAATGTTGGCGCTGGCGATCTGGACCTGAGCGGAGTCAAGGGTCGAGGGGACGGTCGTGCCGTTGCCCGCAGCCTTGGTACCGGCGAGGCCGATGTAGGCGATTTCCACGTCACGCTTAAGCGCAGCAGCCGTCTTGGCCATCTGGTAAGCGAACTCTTTCTTCCGGCCGTAGGTCGAGACGACGTCGGCACGGTCAGAGACCACAACGGCCTCGGTGAAGATTTGCGTGTAGTTCGACTTCATCGTGGTCGGAGTGACGGTGATGAAGGTCGGGTCCGCGCCTTCGACCGCAGCGTTCTGGGCCGGTGCGCGCAGGCTATCTTCCTGCCACTGGAACAGCGGCTGGGTGATCTTCTCCGAGCCAATGCTCGACATGAAGGGCGTCTTGCGCGGGGAGAGGTTGGTGATGACGTCGGCAACGTCTTCCTTGATGCCGACCATCTGATAAGTCTGAAACTGAGCCATTAGAAATTTAGTCTCTTCTGCAATGTAGTGGTGTGTTACTCGCCATCAAACATGGCGAGGAATGCGTCGGCGGCGTCGGCCTGAGAGCCTGACTGCTTCGCCTTCTGCACAGCCGACTTGGCCGTGACTTTCTTTGCGCTGTCGCGAACTGCGGGGGTTGATGCGGAGTTCTTCACGATGCGTGTCGGGGTCTTGTTCACCTTCTTGGTCAAGACCTTGTTGGCACCCTTGGAGAACTGCATCGCCATGTGCAGCACTTTGAAAGCAGCCGGATCGTTGAGGGACGTTACGACTTTGGCGTCGAAGCCCTGATCCACTGCGAAGTTTCGAATGTCCGCGTAGACCGCGTCATTCCAGCCCTTGATGAACGTCTTGCTCTCGGGGTTCTTGAGAGCCTTCAGACATTCAGTGGACTGCTTCTTCGCTGCTTCCTTCTGCTCAGCAGTGATCTTTTCGACGTAGGAGGTGAGTTCGTTCTTGAGGAACGTCTCTTCCTGAATAGCCTCGTTCGCCTCTGCAGTGAGTTCCTGCAGATGCTCAGCGGGGATATTCGGGTCCTTCATGTACTGGGTCCACGGCAGAGCGCGGTATTTGTCCGCTCGCGCAGTCGCACGCTGCAGGAGGGCGTTGTACGCAGTGACATTCTCTGTCCGCTTTGCGTTTACGACCTCTCGCTCACTGGCGACTTCTTGCGACTTGCGGGTGAGAGCAGCCTCTTGACCAAAGAGACGCTTCAGGTCGGAGACTTTAACCTCATGCTCAGTGTCGCCTTCCTTGACCTTGACGTACGTCTCGTCACTGTCATCGGCAAACTTGCGCTTCGATTTGTCGTCTTCGTCCTTGTCGTTCTCTTCGTCTTCGTCGCCTTCGTTCTCTTCCTCGTCTTCGGATGGCTCGTCTTCAGCGTCCTCGTCCGTGGGTTCGTTCTCGGCGTCGTTGGCGTTCTCTTCGTCTTCGTCGGCTTCGGTTTCTTTCTTCGATGGCTTCTTTGCAGAAGCGTCGTCACCCTCTTCGGGATCACCATCGCCAAGGAGAGCAGCAACGAAATCGTCATCGTTGATCTCTTCCGGGTATTCCACGTGCAATGCGGCGTCGTTAGCGTTGATAGCCGTCGTCATCAGTCGTTGTCATTCCTATAGATGTCGTGGACGCCCTCATGGTCGAACTCGTCGACTTCGTGGGTGGTCTCTGACGTCTTCTGTTCAGTTAGTTTGGTGTGCGCGGCAGAGAACTTCTGCGTCAGCGCGAGGAAGCCTGAGAAACCTTGGTAGGCGGCATAAATGCCTTCGCGTTCTTTGGCGTTCTTTGGGTCGGTGTTGAGGATGTCCGTGGCGCACTGCTGGGAATACATTGCAGTGAGCGCCGCGAACGCCTCCGAACTGAGAAGCTCCGTACAGAAGCCTCCCAGTTCGAGGATCGTTGCGTCGTCCATTTAGTCCTTAAGCTGCCTTGGAAGCCGCTGGTCGTGATGCGGCTTTCATCTTGGCTTCATGGTCCTTGTTGATCTTGTCCTCCTCCAGAGCCAGTTGCTGAGCGCCTTGGAGAATGCGAGCACGAGTGTCTGCATCCTGCCGATCGTTCGTGCGGGACTGGTTGTCGGCGGCCAGCGCAAGCTGCTGGTCCTGCTGCTGCGACTTGGTTTGATCCAAGGCGAACAGTCGGCTGGCATCGGCCTGCTTGATGGTGAGTGCGTCCTGAGCAGTCTTTGCAGTCTGCTGCTTGACCTGGAGTTCACCCATCTTGATCGGGTCGGGACCCGGAGGCGGTGCGTTGGGATCGAGATACGAGTTGAAGTTCGTGAAGCCTTTGAGCTTCGCGATGTCGCTGAGCATGGCGAACCGGCCCTTCTGACCGAACATGCCACCCAAGCCGGGGTCCTTTGCCATGGCTTCGTAGCCCTGCATGAGGTCCATAGCGGCCTGATCCTTCTCACCATAACCGAGGTGAGCGGACACGGTGCACGAGGTGCGCTCAGTCCACTGCTTGGGAGTGAACCCAATCGGTTGACCGGCTATCTCGATGATCTTCTCGTCCTGATGATTCAGGATGAGCAGACGCACGACTTCAAGCATCAGCGGGACGAGGAAGTTGTAAGCGAAGTTGCGCGCCATGATCTTCTGGCGGATGCTGCTTACCTTCATCATCGTGTCCACAAGACCCTTGGAGTTCTGGGTCGAGATGGCGCTCTTGTCGAGGCCCTGCGACAGCGCAGAGATGCCCGTGGACTTCTCGTTGTTGTCGTTCAGCATGCCCAGCACGTTGAAGACGTACGGGTTCAGGTTGGCCTGCTGGAAGGGCTGCACACTATCCGGCCGCCTGACGTTAACGACGCCACCAAGCCGGTTGTCTAAGAGTTCACGTGGGTTCATTAGACCGCCATTGACCACAGCCCAACGCGGGTTAGTCGTGATGGCGGTGTGATCCAAGACGCCACGGAATAGGACCGTGCGGGCGTTCTGAGTGTGGATCACACGCTGTGCGAAGTTGTTGCCGTAGAACACATGCGAGACCGGCAGCGGCACGTACGCGATGAAGGGAGCCTTGTCGACTTCCTCAGGCGGATAGAGCAGCTTGTCGCCAGCGATGCAGATTTTGTAGAGACGGACGCCCTTCGCGGGGTCGATCTGCATACGCACGAAGTTCTCAAAGTAGACGATGTATTCGAGTTCGTCTTGGATTGGGTCGTCGGAGACGTCGTTCTGCCGGGTGGGCGAAGTGCGCGCCAGAACCTCGGGAGAGAACATCAGAGCCCGAGCGTCATCGGCCGGGAGGGAGGCCACGAGCTTCGGGTCTACACCCATCTCGATAAGCTCAGCCTTCGTCTTCGGCGTGCGGTGACCGCAATAGACGGCCTTGTCGATGCTGGTCGCGATGCTCTCGATGAGGAACTCTTCGGGAGCAATAGGGACGATGGTGACCTTGGAGATGTCTTGCTTGCGCGTGAGCGTGCCCTTGAAGCTGCCATCCGGCTGCTCCTCGGCGTCGAAGGTGTCGACCTCGTCGTGCGAGGCGAGAGCCTGCGCGTCGTCGTGACTGATGCCCTCGAACTCTTCGTCCGAGTATTTGAACTTCTCTTCCCAGAACACCTTCACAACGCCGGCGCGGGCTACGAGACCATCGTAAATTGCGCTGCCGAAGATGTTGAAGCCGTCGTTCTCACGATAGATGACGTAGCGGGCCGCCTCGGTCGCAACGCGACAGTTGGCAGCATTCATGAACTGGTCGGGATCGAACTGCGCAATCTGCTCGCCACCGGAGAAAACCTCCTGCAACTGAGCGCGCATCATCTCGACGCTGTCGTAGACGTCGCTGGCCACGTACGAGGACGAGCCTTCGTTGGTGCGCCGGGGTAGCTCGCCGTTCAGATACTTCGTGACCCGAGTGCGCTCAAGCGCCAGTCGGCTGTCATAGAAGCCTGAAGCAGTCATCTGCTTCTGGGAGACCCGGGCGACAATATCCTCGGGACTTAGGGGGCGAGTTGTCGCCATAGGTTTCCTTTGTTAGATGGCTTGAACGTAGTAGTCGTCGGTGACTTCGACCGGCGTCCACACGTCCTCGGAGACGTACGCTGCGATTGCGAGCGCCATGACCGTGTCGTCGTGAGTGCCACCCTCGGCCTCCATCTTCCCGGCCTCGGTGACGACGAACGTCATCATCTCCTGAAGGGTCGTGGGGTCGTTGATCTCGATGCCGCCGTCGCGGTCTAGTTCGCGCAGCTTGTCGATGATCAGGGGTTTGGTCCGCTCGCTGGTGAAGAAGCCGAGGTTGATGCTGTCCTTCTCGTCCAAAGTGCCCTCAGGCTGCTCTGTGTAGAGGTAGGGGTAGTTCGCATCACGCAGGGCGACGCATGTCACCAGACCGTGGTTGTTGCGCTCAGGAGCGATGGTGGCGCTGTTGTAGTGATAGCCGAGAGCGATGAGGACCTTCGCGAACTCGTCGGGGTGGATGATGCCACGCCAGACGGCCACTTGCCTTCGCTTGCTGTCGAGGACTTGTGCGACACTGCTGTCGCCTTCCTTCTTGCCTTTCACACCACCACGGATGCCCATGCCGACGTCAGCACCAATGGTGTAGATTTCGGTCGCTGAGCGCTCGTGATAGATCAGAAGCTCGCCACGACGGTCTTCTTCAAGCACACGCAGAGGCAGGGCTTTGCCTGTCTTCTGGTCATACTTGACGGCGACGGTCATCTGCTTGAGCGCAGGCTTGGCCTTGGCTTTCTGCAGCCGTTCGTTGAGGCTCTCGGAGTTGAAGATTGGTCGGCCTGTGCTGAGGAAGGCTTCCTCGGCGGTCGACGGGTATTCCTGCTTGAACAACTCGACGCCACTGGTCGCGACTTTCTTGCGCCGCCAGTAGAGTTGGTCGTTGGAGTTCAGCAACGGAGCGAAGCGCTCCATCATGCTTTCTTCTTCGGGTGTTCGCACAAAGTCTGCGGGCGCGGTCTCACGGTATTCATCCGTTTCGAACCATGCGCTGAAAAACACCTCGTACCCGTTCCATAGATGGTCGCGGCGGGCTGCGCCTTGATACATCTCGTAGAACTTGCCGGTCACGCCTTGTGCCGTGCTCTCCAGGAAGATGAACGTGTTGTTCTCTTCAGGGATGGCCTGCACTAGACCGTTGAAGTTTGTGTTGGCGAATGCGACAGGCCAGAACGCCACCTCGGAAAGGTGAGCGAAGGTGAGCATTTCACCTCGGGCCACGCCTCGGCCGCCTGCCGTGGCAACGCGCATGGCGCTGTCCATCTTGTCGAAGTTCAACTCGTTACGGGAGAGATACTTCGTCGACGGTCGGACGATGTCAGGGACGTTATCGTGGATGCGTCGATACATATCGAGCAGAGCCGTGGTGCTGTCACCTTCGTGCGCCATAACGAGACCCTTCTGGGCCTTGCGCTGAGACAACCACCAATACTGAAACGCGGAAATGACAGTGGAGAGACCCTGCTGTCGAGCCTTGAGCACTACGAAGCGAACCTTGCCCGTACGTTCCCACTGCTCCAGAATTTCGTCCAAGAAGCGCCGCTGCACGCGGTTCAGAATGAGATAAGCAATCTTGCCCTTCTTCGTTCTGATCTTCACGCACTTGGCGGCATAGAATTCAAAGTCGTCGAGGAGGCGCTTGCGCGCCGCCCTCTGCTTGTCGGAAAGCTCAGTCACCTGAAATCTCGTCGAGGAAGTCCTCGGCCTTGCTGAGTGTCAGCTTAGATTTGCTCTCGGGCTTGCTCTTGGTGTAGGCGAGCACGGTGTTGATGGCTGATACCTTGGTCTTCTGTTCGGTCGGTCCTACAGCGAGCACAAAGCACTCACGAAGGGCCGCCTTGGCCATCCCAGCGTCGTCGTTGGGGATGGTGATCCACTCGCCGTTCTCGCTGAGGACACGATCCTCCTCGGGGGCAAGCTGGCCAGTGTCGGTCATGATTTGGATAAACCTGTCTGCAAGCGCACGAGCCTTCACCCACTTCTTCTCGGCTTTCGCGCGAGTAGAACCGTTGGGGACGCCTGTGCGTTTGAATTTCTGTGGGTCGATTTTGCGGTCGAGCTTTAGCTGCATGTCCCGCAGCTTCATCTTGATGCGGTAGTCTTCGTCGAGCCACGCAGCCTTCGCCGCAAGCGAGAGGACCGAAGTCCCCTCACTTACTTTGTCGGTCATTAGTCTTCCTTACTTGAAGGCGCTCTGGACTGCTGAAGCCGCCTCGGGCGATAGGAACGCCGCGTAGTGGTCAACAGCTTTGTCTCGCTCCTTGGAGTTAGAGCCAATCTTGTGAAGCTGGCGAACCAGTCCCTTGATGGCGTGCGAGAACTCAGGATATTGCGAGACTAGCGTCTGCTCAGCGTTGATACGCTTCTGCGCAGAATGCTCAGCCTTAGCGAGATACTTCGGGCTCTTTGCTCCGTAAGCCGACGCCTCATGCACGGCATAAGCCTTCGCAGAGATGTCAGCAGGATACAGTTGAGCATCGTCGAGCGGTTCGTACGGGCTCGCCTTCGGTGCTTCTTCAGCCTTGGGGGCTTCAGTCTTCACCTTGCCATTGCTCTTGCTGATCTTCATCGCAGGAGCAGGCGCTGCATTCTCCGCACCCGGTTCGGGCGGGAGACCAGCCTTCAGCTTCTGCTTGAGCATCGCCAGTGCAGTCGGGTTGAACTCAGGCGCTGCGGGAGCCGCAGGCGGAGCTTCAGCCGGAGGAGCCTCAGGAGCCGGTAGGCCTGCCTTGAGCTTCTTCTGCAGCATCGCGAGAGCCATCGGACTGATGTCCGGTTTGGCGGGCGGTGCCGGGGGTGGCGGCGCTTCAGGCTGCGGTTCAGGCGGCAAGCCTGCCTTCAGCTTCTGCTTCAGCATCTGCAGTGCCATCGGGTTGAACTCGGGCACTTGGGGAGCCGCAGGGGCCGGGGGCGCGGGAGCACCAGGTAAAGGTGTCGCCAGTTGCTTCTTCAGCATCTGCAGCGCCATCGGATTGAACTGAGGCGCGGCAGGCGGGGGAGCACCCGGAGGAGCAACCTGCGGGCCCGTAGGACCAGTCGCAGGAGGCCGAGGGCCCCACGGTGCGTTGGTCGGCTGCGGCAGCGGAGGAGGCTGCTGCGGAGGCGGGGCCGTGCCCATGCGTAGCTGTGCGTTGTGATCTGCGAACGTCTTGGCGAAGTTTGCAGCCGGTCGTGATCCGCCAGTGACGCTGTCGAGGAGACGCGCACCACCGAGGCCGATACCGAGGCCGCCCATGAGGCCACCACCGACTGCACCAGACACGTGAGGCATCCCGAACGCGAGAGCGCCGAGGCCTGCCATCGTGCCACCAATGTGCCAAGGGTTGAAGACGCCGCGCACGACGTTCTTCATTCCGCCAGTAGCGGAGCCTTGCCAGCCGGTCTTGGGATCGAACGAGCCTTCCTCTTGAGCCATCTGCCCGGTCTTCAGCGCGCGAGCGAGGAAGTGAGCGTTGGCGCCATCGGGAGCATTGGCCGTTGCGGTCGTCAGGTGCTCCATGTCCTTCGGGGTGATCTGATCACCACGTCGGATGGAAGCAATGGCGTTCGTCTCGTCGGGAGACAGCGCCTTCTGCTGCGCGACCTTGTCCAAAGCGGCCTTAAGCTCGCCGTGGGTGTCGGCCATGACTTTTTGATGTGCCTGTGCCGCCTCGTGAATGTTCGAGAGGTCGAGGCCAGTGTTCTGCAAACGAGTGGCGTAGTTGGCCGCAGCTTCCGGGTCAGCGTTGTACTTGCCCATGCGGATAGCACGAGCGCCTGCAGCGACTGCAGGGAGCACATGAGGCGAGACGCTTGCAGCGCCACCGACAGCCGCCTCAGGGAGAGCCGAGGGGTCGAAGGGCACGTCGGTACCGATCTTGGTGCCAGCCTGCGTGATAGTGTTCTGCGCTACGCCACCGCCAGCACCTACGGCACCGCGAGTGAGCAAGTTGGTCGCCACACGACCGAGGCCGTTCAAGCCCGCGCCGACTGCATTCCCTAAACCGGGAGCATGCATAATCGAGCCGGGGACGGCTGCAGCGAGCGTGGTGCCGATGCCGATAGCTTTGTCTTCGTCGTTCGGGACTGCGTTCTGGTCACCCGAGCGGGCAACTGCGCGAGCCTTGACGTTGTCACCTGCCGAGGAGAGTGCGAGCGGCGCTACGCCACCTACGACTGCACCGACCGGGCCGAGGAGGTCACCTACCGCCGCGCCGACTGCTGACGTAGCAGCGAGGGGCGCTTGCTCAGCAATGAGCTTCGGTATCTGACGTGGGCTCCACTTGAGCGGATTCCACGAGCCATTGGTTACGTTGGCAGGCTTGTAGTTGGGATCGACAGGCGCATCATTGACGTCGCTGCCGAGAATATTCTTACGTGAGGACTGTACGCCTCGAACCATTTCGTTGTAGCCGTGCCGTGCACCAGACGCTATGTCCGAAATAATACTAGGTTCTTCGGACACTTCAGGAGCCGCCGTAGTTGGCTTGGAAGCCGTCTTGGCTGCGCCGAAGTGCGAGAGGATTTCACCAGCGGAGTATCCCGCGTCCTTCGCCGCCTTGAATTTCTCAGGGGCCTTGGACGCGAGATGGCTCACGATTTCGTCGTCAGAATAGCCAGCCGCGCGGGCCTGCGAGATTTGGTCCGCTGTTACGTCGGCCATTCAGTTTTCCTTAGTTGAAGATACTGTCCAGCGAGGGACGTTTGTCTGCGCTGGGCTTGGGCGGGTTCGCAAACTCTTGCAGCTTCTGGAGACCCTTTGCACCTTCTTCACTCAGAAGAGGCTTCTGCTTTGCAGCAGCACGATCACCGATAGCTTGTTTGCGTTTGTCTTCGAGCGCTTGCATTGCGCCATGCATTAGCGTTTGGAACGACGCAATCTGCGTACGCTGCTGCTCAGGGGACATACTCGGGGGAAGGTTCTCCTCCCACTTACGAATTTCTGTGTCCGAGAGGTTGTTCTGCTTGAAGACTTTGCCAAGCTCATCGACAACCGCGTGTGCGGCAGTTCGGAAGCCGGGGACTGCGCCACTACCTTGGACCTCTTCGCTCCACACGTTCTTAGCGCGATTCCAGAGAGGAGTGTCACCGTTACCGAGACCCTTCATTGCACCAACAAGCGCTTCACTTTGGTGAGCGATGGTTTGGTTCAACGCACGGGCGCTTTCGGCACCCTTGGTCGCCCAGTCCTTCTGACCCGCGATGCGAGCAGAGTAGACAGTGCTGTCGAGGGACGGATCAATCGCCTTGGCGGCAGCGAATGCCGCAGGATACGGACTGTCCTTCTTAGACATAGCGGCTGCGGTCGGAGGAGGCAGCGTGTTGTCGAGAAGACCCTTCACCATTTCGGCCTCAGCCGGTTTCATGGTGGCGAAGTAAGCCTGCTCCTGTTCGGGCGTGCGCTTCGTCGGATCATCACCGAGCACCTTCGCGTTGCCCCACACGGGGACCATCTGAGGCGCTTGTTCGCCAGCGGCACCGTCCTTAGACCAGTTACCATCAATCATGCGCGTCTGGCCGTTGGTGTTCGTCTGCATCACCTGACCGTTCGGCATCACGTGGCTTGTCCACGAGCCTTGAGCGTCCTTAGCCATACGCTGACCGTAGACCTTCGCCATGAGCGCCTGTTGCGTCTTGGTGTTTCGGTCGTTGTGGTCAGCGGTAAGCGAGTTCTGGATTGCAGCCGCCTGCGCCGGATTGACGATGCCTGCGATGGATGCGCCGATCTGCGAGAGACCTTCTGCGCGTCGGTCCCAAGGGTCCTCGGGCTGCGAAGTGAGAGCGCCGGGGCCCATGGTATTGTCGGGGCTTAGTGCGGGCACTGAGCGAGGACCTTTCGGTGCGAGGTAAGAGGAGGGCTGGCCTTCGTCGGGGAGGACGGGACTGCCGAACACCTTGCGAGCGTTGGCTGCACGCTGTTCACGTGTGCTTCCGTCCGAGCGTTCGTAGAGTTGGTCCCAAGCGCGGGCCGCTTCCTCAGGGGTTGTGGCCGCCTGTATGGCTTTGAAGGCTTTGCTCTCAGAGCCTCCAAGCTCGTGACGCATGAACTGCATCTGAGCGTCGGGCGTCTGATACGTGTCGGGATACATGCTCTTGAGCGCAGCGAGGCGATCACCGCGCCACTGAGCAGTGCCCCACGCCGAGCCGTTGTCGCCTGTCGGCCCCCAAGCGTTGAGGCCGGAGCCACTTTCTGCTTGGAGGTTGCCGACGATACCGGCTGCTTGATGTGTTTTGAGACCCAGACCACCCTCATCGTAGGGACGCTGGGCGAAGTCCATCCACGCTGAGGTGTTGTCTGCCATGTTAGAAGAGTTTCTTCACGCCTGACGCAGCACCAAGGGCACCGCCAAGGATGCCAAGGATGCCCGGGTCGCTTTCGGTATGCGACGTGCCGGTAGAGTTGCTGCCCCAGTTCTGCGAGCCGATGATACCCATAAGCTGCTGCAGGCTCGTGTAAGGCGCGGTCTGGCCCTGCTGATACTGCTGAAGCTGGTTCGTCAGATTAGCCTGCGTTGCGTTCTGCTGGCCTGTGCCACCACCGTTGCCAATGTTGAGCACGTTGCTCTCGTTGGTGACGCCGCTGTTGACGCCAGTGTTGCCGCTATTGAACGAGTTCACACCGAGGTTGCCCTGCTGGCTGAGCGCCGTCAGGTTGTTGACGTTGTTGTTCTGAGCCTGCTGCTGCGCGAGCGTGAGACCATTCTGGAACGCCTGCGACTGCAGAGTGCCCGAGAGGTTGGCCGACTGCTCAGCGAGGCCACGCTGGACGAGACCGTCCGCGATACCTGCACGCGAGGAGTTAGCGTTGCCGCTGTTGGTCGCAGCCTGCGTGATGCCGGGCATCGTGACGTCACGTGCCTGTTCGGTCGCACCCTGCATCGCAAGCTTAACCTGCGAAGGGATGTCCTGACCGGACGCATAGTTCTTGGCAGCGTCGATCAGCGACTGCGGGTTGTTCGAGTTGACAGAGTTGAAGCTGTTCAGACCAGTGGTCGCGTTGTTGATGTTGGTCTGACCGCTGTTCATCGCGGTCTGGCCTGCGCCGATCTGGCTCTGCGCCGTGCCCGCGTTGCCGTTCGAGAAGTCGATGGCCTGCTGGTAGGTGTTCTGCTGGTTCTGGTTCGCACCGGCAGTGAAATCAGTCGGTAGCTTGGCAGCGCCACCGCTCTGCGTCTGCTGGTAAGCGTTCTGCGCCTGCTGGAATGCTTGCGTCAGCGCGTCGGCCTGCGGGCCCCAAGGGGACGTCTGCGACGATTCCGTTTTGTCGGAAGAGGGTCCTAGGGACATGTGGTCCTATGAATGTAGAGGGGGCGAATTTCCCCGTTGTTGCATTTGATGTGAAGAAGATACTTCCATCCTGTCCGAGTGACGAACCTGTGCCACTTCTCGTCGTCATGCTCAGGGCAAGCGAAGAGGGGTGCAGTGGTGTGCCTTCTAAAGGTTCGCCATTCGCACAGGAGCTTCTTGAACACCGAGGGTGTGAAGCGAGAGAACGTCAGGTGCGCTAGAAGAAACTGCGCGCCGTCTGGTCGTCTGTACTCGTCGAGGACGAAAGAGTAGTCGGGGGTCTCATGTGCTGTAGACCGCCCGACAAACTCAAAGTCGTTCATGGTATTCCGGCAGCGGTTAGCCGCGTCTTGAGTTCTTCAAGCTCTCGTACGATTGTCTTGATGCTCTGCGAGATTGCAGCCAACTCCTGTTGCAGGAAGATGGCGTCGCCCCCCAGCGTTGGTTGAGGACGCGGGACGTACGTGACTGTGTTAGCCATCAGCGGTGTCCTGTGGTCATCAGATCGAGGTCGAAGCCTGTGATCGAGAACTCGCGGTAGTCATTCCACTGGATTTTCAATGCCAGCCATTTGCCTGCAGCGTTGACATCCACCTTGTAGAAATCTTTTCCGTCGTAGGGTTGCCACGGGCCGTAGGTCGCATCGGTGCTGTTGACGTCGTCAGAAGTGCCGACAGCGATCTGCAGCATGCCACCGCCTGTCGTGTTGACGCGCGCCTGCGGATAGACGGTGCGGAGAAGCTTGTACGCTTTCAGGTCGACACCCAAGTCGTCGAGGTCGATGCCTGTCCGCTCCAGGTACGCAGGAGCAGTTGCGTTTGCGTCCACAGGATACGGAGCGACTGATCCGACACCGTAAACGTCGAATGCGTATAGCGAGGCCTGCAGACCGTATTCGGTAGAAGCTTCGCCCACAGCGACGGTGATACGCTTGCCTCCGTCTTCCTGATCCTGATACGAGCCGCCCATGTCTTCGTAAGAAGCCGTGACGCTCTCGTAGGTGAGCAGGTTCGACACCGGACCATCGTCAAACGAGAAGATGGACGGCATGTCGTCGAAGGTCCACGTCTGCGTGGTCATGTTGTAGGTCGCGGAGCGATTGCAGCCGTTGACGTTCTTGAAGTTCACGAGAGGGTCGCCCGACACGTAGCCGAACATGATCTCGTTGAGACGCGGATTGAACTGCACCCAACACTTGTCAGCCTGCGAGATGTTCAGCGAGCCGTAGATGAAGTCGCGAACCTTCTCGTCGCAGAGGCTCTGCTCAGAGATGCCGTCGTGCACCCAGATGTCGTCGATGCCGAAGCAGTAGTTCTTGCCGTCAAGCTCGATGGAGCAGTTGGCGTTCAGCACGCCCTTTGCGTACGATAGCTTCGTGTACGAATACACAAACGTCGAACCGTCTGCGTGCATGCGCCAAGCCTCGCGCTGACCGTAGATGATCAGGTCGCTGCCTAGCTGACAGGCATCAGTGATGCCGCCGTCCATTGCCTGCAGGATGTTCTCTGTGGCGAGCGTATCCGGCAAGGTCTGGTCCCACGACGCAGGATACTGACCGTCCATCACGATTGACGAGGTCTTCACCATTGTGGGGAATGACGCAGCACCTTTGCTGACGTTAAGCGCGACAACAGCACCAGCGCACTGAGCGATGATGCGTGCGGACCACGTAGGGTCCCATTTGTCAGCGGGGTGCGCGTAGGTCGCGGCGCTGAGGTCTAGAAACTTGTCGCCAGTAGGCAGCAGATACCACGGCGGGCGATCTGCGCGATTGACGTAGACCAAGTTACCGATGGTGTAGGAGGTCCAGAAGGACTCAGCCTCGCTGTCGGTGAAGCCGGTCGGAGAGTAATCCGTCTCTTCGCCGTTCGAGTAGTAAGTCACGCGGCCATTCTTGTAGCCCAAGAACAAATCGTTGTTGCTCTGTGAGCGTCCTGCAGTGAATGCGTAGCGAGGATAGGAGTAAGCGAGGGGCTGCTTGACGGCACGGAAGACCGGAGCAGATGAAATCTTGTTGTTCCTGAACCTTACGTTCACGCCTGCGGAGAATGCGCCGACAGGAAGGCTGTAAGGGTCTTGATCGGTGACGATGCCAGTCTTGGCAACATCCCGAAGTCGCACTATGGGCATCGAAATCCTGTCGCAGGAAAAGCCCGCGCATGACTAGCCACCCCGCCGTCGAGGCAGGGATATGCGGATCAGAGGCGCGGGCGCGGGATTAGGTTTTGACAGCGAAGACGAAGGACAGCGCCTCGGGGCGCGTCTCAGTCGTTCCAATGTTAGCCGGGGTGCTCACGGTAACCACGTGGTTGTGTGTGGCAGATCGGCCGGAAGTGGTGCCGCTGAAGCTGTGAGTATGTCGCGTCGATGCGCCGCCTGAGGTTGGCGTGCTAGGGCTCACGTTCAGTGAGAAGCTGCCTCCCCCTGTCACGCCACCTGATGCGCCACCAGCGTTGACTGGCACTTGGTGTGTGTGATCGGGACTGTCAACGCCGGTCGTTCCCGAGAAGCCGTGCGTGTGCTCCTGCGTCTCCGCAGCAGTCGTTGGCGTAACGTCGGGATGCGTATGGGGACCTACGGTGCCTGCCTGTGCTGTTCGAACAGCCGTAGCGGCAGTGCGTGAGCGCGGGAAGCGACCGAGGGTGTACATGTCGGGCAGCGTGAAGGTGCCTGAGGCCACGCCTAGGAAGTTCGCGAGAGCCGGATAGGCGGTGACGTTGTACGTCGCGCCATTAAGCTCAAGGTAATCCTTGCCCGTGTCGGCAGTGACCTTTCCGAGGCTCGCAGGTTCGTTGAGGAACATCTGCACCGAGCCTGTGTCGGCACCGCCTGATAGGCGACCACCAACAACCTTCATGACACCAGCAGAACTGCGATAGATGCCTAGCGTAGGTTCACTAGCGAAGCTGTAGGCAGGCGCTGTAGGAGCACCGTCCGTTTGAGCGATAAATCCACCGGCCGCGTTAGTCAGAGGTCCAACACCGCCCGGGAAGGTATTCTTCAGGGTGGCCTTGATCATCCTCATATGGTCGTCAGCATTGTTCATGCCGTCCGAGGGCGCTGGGTTTGTCGTCACCAGATCGTCGATGTACGTCGCAGTCTCTAAGGGCAAGAGGGGCTCCTTATGTACCCTTAGGTACTATCTTGATGGTTATAATAATAATTCCTCTATAGGAGGATTAGGTTCCCCTAAGGGGTGATGGAGCATCTAAGGCTCCCTATTCTATACGTCCCCCGGCTTAGCTGATAAGTCATTGATATCATTCAATAAGACCCTGCGGAGAGCCTCCTAGCGGTACCTAGGTATAGCGAGGCTCGATCCTGATGGAACCGAGGTCAAGCGCGGCTCGATGGGGCCCGATGGAACCTGAGTTCCCGATGGAACCGATGGTCCTTGACCTGGAGATGGAACCAGATGGAACCACCGGAACTTGGGGGCCCCAAGGTCGAGCAGTGCAGTCGTCAGCCGGGCGGAGGCGGCGGCCCTTTAGTCCGCGATTTGCGAATTCGCGCCACGATTTGGCCCAAAAAGGGTCCCGGTCGACCAAAGGGGACCCGTTGAAAGCCTATGCCCCCAATCCGCCAACCCATGCATGGTGCTAACCCTTTGATATCATTACATGCTCAACGGTTCATAGGACCGCTGGCCTAGGGGCTCGCATGGGCCGCCTAGGTTGCATGGGCGCACACACGCGAC